GAACATGGTAAAAAATTCACCTGTGATTGGAGCTGCGATACAAAAAAATATACTAGAGCATATTAGTTTAATGGCACAAGAACAGATTGAAATGGAGTTCCAACAAGAATTACCGCAACTTGCACAGATGCAACAGATGGCACAACAGAATCCACAGCTACAACAACAAGTTAGAATGCTGTCAGAGAAGATTGAAGCTAGAAAAGCAGTGTTAATATCAGAAATGATGGATGATTTTGCAAAAGAAGAAAACAAAATTACATCTAGATTTGATAATGACCCTATTGCAGCGTTAAGAGCAAGAGAAATAGACCTACAAGCTAGAGAAAATGAACGAAAAGAGCGTGAAGGTAAAGATAGATTGGACTTAGATCGTATGAAAGCAATGATGAACGATCAAAACCAAGATGAAAAACTAGAACAGAACGAAAAATTGTCTAAATTAAGAGCTGACACGTCAATTCAAAAGACAATTTTAAGTAAAACTATACCATCAACAGATAAAATACCTGATCAAGTGTCAATAATTAGAGGAGGAGAACAATAACATGTGGTTTTCAGCACTTAAACTTGGATTAAACGCGGCAACGCACATTTATAAGAAAAAACAAGAAACAAAAATGAAAATGGCTGATGCACAACTGATGCATGCAGATAAAATGGCCCGAGGAGAGAGCGAATACCAAGGCAAATTATTAGAGGCAAGACAATCGGACTGGAAAGACGAGTTCGTTTTGGTCGTCCTAACGCTGCCAATTTTAGTAATTGCCTGGGGGGTCTTTTCAGATGATCCGGGTGCGGCTGCAAAGATAAAAGAGTTTTTTGAGCAGTTCCAACAACTGCCCAGCTGGTTTACAAATTTATGGATTCTTGTCGTGGCGAGTATTTATGGTATAAAGGGAACACAAATCTTTAAAAACGGAGGAAAAAAATGAGAAAAGATTACGGAACAAGAAATAAAATGATGGGTGGTGGCATGATGAAAAGAAAAACTTTAAAGAAAGGATCTAAGCCTGACTTTTTAGATTTAGACAAAGACAATAATAAAACTGAGTCTATGAAATCTGCAGCGGCATCAGCTAAAAAAATGATGAAAGGTGGCCGTGTTAAAAAAATGGGCGGTGGTATGTCTAAGTTAAATCCAGGTCTTAGAAAATTTATGATGGCTAAGAAAAAAGCTAAGTAATGGCTGGACCAGGTTTATACGCAAACATTGCAGCTAAAAAAAGAAGAATTGCTGCTGGCTCTGGAGAGAAGATGAGAAAAAAAGGAGCTAAAGGTTCGCCAACTGCAGCTAACTTTAGAAGAGCCGCACAAACAGCGAGAAAAAAATAATGACTAAACTATGTCCTAGAGGTAAAGCCGCAGCGAAAAGAAAATTCGACGTATACCCAAGCGCATATGCTAATGCCTACGCAAGTAAAATTTGTGCAGGTAAAATTAAAGATCCATCTGGTGTAAAAAGAAAAGACTTTAAAGGTCCTAAAAAAGCTGAAGGCGGTAGAATATATAAAGCCAAAGGTGGACTAATGGAGGCTACACAAAGATTAAAACGACAAGGTTTTGGTATGGGTGGCGCTTGTATACAAATAAAAGGATTTGGTAAAGCACGAAAACCAAATAAGTAACATGGCAAAGAATGGTTTAAAAAAATGGTTCGATCAAAAATGGGTAGATATTGGGAGCAAGCGAAAGGATGGTTCTTTTGCAAAGTGTGGCCGTTCAAAACAAAAAGCGGACGCGAAGAGAAAATATCCGAAGTGTGTCCCACTTGCAAAGGCGAGACGTATGTCAGAAGGCCAAAGAAAATCTGCCGTTGCAAGGAAACGGGCAGCTGCCAATGTGGGACCAAAACCGACTAACGTAAAAACTTTTACAAAAAGAACTAAAGCTGCAAAAGGTTATTCAGCTGGGTATATAGGCAAAAGTATAAACAGTGAGTATGGAGGAGTAAAACTATCTAATCCATCTTACGTTAAATATTACAAAGGCATGATTTAATGAACTTAGCTAGAGATTTAGAAAAATTAAAAAAACAAAAACAGTTAAAAGAATCTGCAATTGCTCAACTTAGAAAAAGAAGTAAAGACTCTAATGCTAGACCTAGAGCAGAAAAAAACATATTGTCTAAAAATCCAGAAATGCAGAGAATATGAGAAGACAAGATAAACAACCACCAAAAACTAAAAAGTATTTTAGATCAACAAAATCTGGCGCTGGTATGACTAAAGCTGGAGTCGCAAGATACAGACGTGAAAACCCTGGATCTAAATTAAAAACAGCTGTGACGGGTAAAGTAAAACCTGGATCTAAAGCTGCAAAGAGACGTAAATCGTTTTGCGCGAGAAGTGCAGGACAAATGAAAAAGTTTCCTAAAGCTGCTAAAGATCCTAACTCTAGATTACGTCAAGCTAGAAGGAGATGGAAGTGTTAAACAATAAAAAGAAAAAAATAAAAAAAGTAGTTAAAGCATTAAAAAAAGCTTCTAAAGCGCATGCTGGTCAAGCGAAAGTATTGAAAGGAGTTATAAATGGCGGATCCAAAAAAAGGAACGGGTAAGAAACCACCTGGCACTGGTAGAAGATTATACACAGATGAAAATCCAAGAGATACTGTAAAGATAAAATTTGCAACACCAACTGATGCAAGAAAGACAGTAGCAAAAGTTAAAAAAATTAAAAAACCATTTGCTAGAAAAATTCAAATATTAACTGTTGGAGAACAGCGTGCCAAAGTTATGAATAAAAACCAAGTCGCTGCTATATTTAAGAAAGGAAAGGAAGCAATAAGAAAAAATGAAAAAGGCAATACTAGACGCGCTTGAGGCAAGATACAACTCTCAAATAGCTGAAGCAGACGCAACAATAAAAATCTATTTAGAAAATAGTGTTGGTATTGGAGAGCATCCACAACATATTGATGAAGTAGATAAACTAGTTCAAAAAATAGCTGACGCTCAAGAAAAGTTAGAGGTCTTAGAAGACTTTGAACCAGAAAGGAGCATCTTATAATGGAAGATGGATTAGTAATTGTATCTAAATTACAAAAGTTAATGAGAAACAATTTACAAATTATTGGAGACACTATGATTACAGGTGGGGTTGACAATATGGAAAAATATAAGTATTTACTAGGACAAGCTAATACTTATCAAATTATGCTACAGGAAATCTCTAACCTGCTAGAAAATAAGGAGCAAAAAAATGACGAAGGAACAATCATCGACCTTAACTCAAGAGGTCCCAAAAGTTAAACTTGCACTTCAAGAAAAATACGAAGAGCAAGATAAAAAAGAAAATAAAAAACAAGAAGATTTATCTAACAAAGAATCCTCTAAACTACCTAAACCAACTGGTTGGAGACTTTTAGTTTTACCTTTTAAAATGAAAGAAAAAACTAAAGGTGGTATAATTATGTCAGATATAACTATTGAAAAACAACAAGTTGCCTCTCAATGTGGTTTAGTTGTTGAATTAGGTGAACAATGTTATGACAAAGAAAGATACCCAGAGGGCCCTTGGTGTAAAAAAGGTGACTGGGTTGTCTTTGCAAGATATGCTGGATCTCGTATTCAGATAGATGGTGGGGAAGTAAGATTGCTAAATGACGATGAAATATTAGCAACCATCGAAAACCCTGAAGATATATTTCATCAATATTAAACACATAGGAGAAAACTATGCCAGAAACAGAAACAGAAGATAAAAAAAATGTCCCCATGGTTGACATAGATACTTCAGGTCCTGAAGTAGAAGTTAATCTTGATGAGGAAAAGAAAGTTGAAGAACCAAAGGAAACAATACAAGTTGAAGAAGCAGAACCGAAACAAGAGATAGAAGTAAAGGAAGAAACAAAAAAAGAAGAAACAGAGGAAAAGAAAAAAGAGTTAGATGATTATAGTGAAGGTGTTCAAAAAAGAATTGCAAAGCTAACTAAGAAATGGCGTGAAGCTGAAAGACAAAAAGAAGCTGCCATACAGTATGCTCAAGGTGTTCAAAAAGAACAGGAAAGTTTAAAAACCAAACTATCAACCATCGAACCTAATTATGTAACCGCTATGGAGGGCAGGGTAAGATCTGGCCTACAAGCTGCTCAAGCTGCGTTAGTAAAAGCAAGAGACGAAGGCAATGTTTCAGCTGAGGTAGAGGCACAAAAAATGATTGCAAGGTTAGGTGTAGAAGAGGCTAGAGTTGCTAATATTAAAAAAGCAAACGCAAATAAAGCTCCGGAGGTCAAAACTCCAACTTTAGAACAAGCCATTGCACCAACTCAACTGCCTGCAGATCCTAAAGCTGAAGAATGGGCTGAAAAAAATCCGTGGTTTGGATCAGATAGCGCAATGACCTACACAGCGTTTGATTTACATAAAAAACTAACAGAGGAGGAGGGTTTTGACGCTCAAACTGATGAGTATTATACAGAGATTGATAAGCGTATGAGACTTGACTTCCCGCATAAATTTGGTAAAACTGAAGCAACGGTTACGACTAAGCCTACACAAACAGTCGCTAGTGCGAAGCGAAGTGTGAATACTAGTCGCAAAACTGTGAGACTCACGCCCTCTCAGGTAACAATCGCTAAAAAATTAGGTGTGCCACTAGAAGAATATGCGAAACAATTAAATATCACGAAGGAGTAAAAGCATATGGAAAATAAAAAAGTAAACTCTCGTGCGAGTCAAACAAAAGTTAAAGAACAGAAAAAAGTTTGGACTCCACCATCATCTTTAGATGCACCACCTGCACCAGATGGTTTTAAACATAGGTGGATAAGAGCTGAATCGATGGGTTTTGACGACACATCAAACATGTCAGCTAAGTTAAGATCAGGATTTGAATTAGTGAGAGCTGATGAATATTCTGATGTAGACTATCCACAAGTTCAAGACGGTAAATACAAGGGGGTGATCGGAGTTGGCGGCCTTTTGCTGGCAAGGATACCTAATGAGATTGTTAAAGCGCGCGAAGAGTATTTTGCAAAACAAACTCAAGAACGAAACGACGCGATAGAAAACGACCTTATGAAGGAACAGCATCCAAGTATGCCGATCAATAGTGATCGACAGACTCGTGTAACCTTCGGTGGTACAAAGAAAAGTTAATTTTTTAACGATTCCTACCCAACGAATAAATTAAACCGTCTACCTCGGTAGACATAAGGAGATAATACTATGGCTAACAAAGACGCGGCTTTTGGTTTTAAACCTACAAGACATCTTACAGGTGGAAAAATCAGAGCTGAAGAGTTCGCTATAGCTGCAAACTATGGGTCTAACATTTTTAATGGACAAGTAGTTGAAGCAGTTACAGCGGGTGGTATTGAAGCGGCGGCAGCTGGAGACACTCAATTAGCGGGTGTATTCGGTGGCGTTTTCTTCACTGATCCCACAACAAGTAAACCTACATTTAGCGCATACTATCCTGCAAGCACAAATGCTTCAGACATAGTTGCTACAGTGTATACGGATCCTTATATCGTGTATGAAGCACAACATGATGGTACAGGAACAGCAGCAATGAATCATGGTGGATTTGATTTTGTCGGAGTAAGTGGAAGCACTCTTTCCGGTCAATCAACTTCAGAAATTGATACATCAACTGTTACTACATCAGGTAACTTGAAACAAATCGGTATATCAAAAGATCCGGAAAATAGTGATACGTCATCAGCGAATGCGAATGCATATGTTGTATTTAATACTGGTGAACATATCTTTAAATTAACAACAGCACTAGGTTAATAGTAATAGGAGTATATAAACTATGGCAATATCAAGAGCACAGCTAGTTAAAGAACTAGAGCCAGGGTTGAATGCACTATTCGGCCTGGAATATAAAAACTACGCAGATGAGCATGCAGAAATTTTCGACGTTGAAAATTCTGACAGAGCTTTCGAAGAAGAAGTGATGTTATCTGGTTTCGCTAATGCTTCAGTTAAACCTGAAGGATCAAGTGTTAACTTTGATACAGCACAAGAAACTTTCACTGCTAGATACACACATGAGACACTTGCTTTAGCGTTCTCAATCACTGAAGAAGCGATTGAAGACAACTTGTATGACAGACTTGCGTCTAGATATACAAAAGCATTAGCTAGATCTATGGCAAATGCTAAACAAGTTAAAGCAGCAAATGTATTAAATAATGCATTTGATTCGTCTTTCACAGGTGGGGATGGTAAAGAGCTTTGCGCTACTGATCACCCTATCATTGCTGGAACATTCAGAAATGAATTGTCAACAGCTGCTGACTTAAACGAAACTTCGTTAGAGCAGTCGTTAATTGACATTGCAGCATTGACTGACGAGAGAGGTCTTAAAATTGCAGCTAGAGGAGTTAAAATGATAATTCCTTCTGCTTTACAGTTTACTGCTGAAAGACTTATGAAGTCTACAGGTAGAACTGGAACTGCAGACAATGATGTTAACGCAGTTGGTAGCATGGGAATGATTCCACAGGGTTATACTGTGAATCATTACTTAACTGATACTGATGCGTTTTTCATTAAGACTGATGTTCCTAATGGACTAAAAATGTTTGTTAGAGCACCAATCAAAACTGCAATGGAAGGTGACTTCGATACTGGAAATGTAAGATACAAAGCTAGAGAGAGATATTCT